ATGGTTATGACGTAGGGCAGTGGCAGTTCTTCCTCATACCCCGGCAAGTCATACTCGATATGCACCTCGCATATCTGATACCGCTCATCTTTAGTCTGCTCAACACCTTCTTTCTGAGCCTTGGCTTTCTCAATATCTGTCTGTGTGGCGTAAGGTTCGCCAAGATCAACATCGCGGTAGAACCCACTGACTTGTAAGCGTTTTACATCATTCTTAGTCTTACGCATGATGTGCGTAAGGCGGTCTGTACGTCTGATGTTTGTTACACCATAGGGGAGGATGACATCCTCGGCAGGCACATAAAATGAAACTTGGCGCTCCAACGACGGATCGTAGTAGACCTTCTTAAATGACGAACCAGCTAGCGCCACACCCCATAACGCACGTTCGTGCTCTGAGCGATACTCAGGCATCTTGTCCGTTAACTGATAGTTCATATCAGCTTTCACGCGCTTGCCTGCCTCTTCGATCTCAGGCGTAAACTGACCAATGATCTGTGTCTTTACAGGGCCAGCAGCGGGAAATGTCTCCATGATGGACTCGCTTTGGAAGCGAATCGCAGCTTCTGTAAGAAGCGTAGAGAACACACCACACGCACCATCCCAAGGCTCTGTTACCTCGTCATAACGTAGGCCCAGCACATCCAAGCCTTTAACGTAGGTATCAGCCCAATCCTTGCGGCTATTAATATCAGCCTCAATCAACTCCATCACATCGCCTGCAATCTTTTGCAAGTCGCTTTCTTTCATGTACTCGGCAAGGTTAGAGTCAAACGCTTCTTCTTCCTCTTCTTCAGGCATCAGGTCAATCTCAACCCCACCCATACCAATCCTGACATCTTCAGGATTTTCAATTTCAATCTCAATAGGAGCTTCTTCAAGCGCAAGCGCCTCAATACCCTCGGGCATCCCATACATTGCTTTATCAATAGCCATGATTCATTCCTAGTTCAAGTAGTACCCGCGCTTAGCGCCACGATACCCACGGAAGTATTGCAACTCATCAGGCTCATCCGTCGGAAGGCGTAAGAAGCCACCATTTCTAAAACGTGCTAATGCTAACGTCGTTGAATCCACATAGTCATCATGCTCGCCTGCGGGGAAAGACGCAACCTCATCAATGAGTTCTTCAGCCCAATTAGTGTTTGGCACCCACACACGACCTGCTTGAATAATGTCTGAGACTGCATTAAGCCTTGTTATCTTATCGTTACCTTTGCTTGGGGTAAATTCTGACACCGGCACACCCATACGCCGCAATTCTTGGTAAAGCGATATACCGGATGCTTTCTTCTCCACAATCAGCGCATCAGGTTCGTAGTCCTTATATTCCTCCATCACCTTTTTCTTCAGTTCAAAGAACTCAAGACGCGCACGAAAGGCGTTAAGTAGGATGATGTTGGTTTCACCTTCTTCCGTCGTCCACACACCCCACGTCGTACACGCAGAATAGTCTGAACGATTGGTCGTTTCAAAGGCTGTATCCCATGCTTGGATGATGAAATCGCATTTTGGGGGCTCATCTTTCTCCCAAACCTTCCACCATTCGCGCTTGACGATGGCACCTTCTTCAGAAGTCGGCTGTTGCTGGTACTGAGCCTGCCATTTTGAGTTCGGAAGCTCCTCTTTTAGGGCAGAAAGCTCATCTAATGACCAAAATTCAGGCCAAAGTGGGCTCCCAGAGGGTAAAATCGCAGGAAATTCGATCACTTCCCACTCATCTCCCCCTCTTTGGGCCGCATTTTTGATCACTTGTCCCGTTAAATCCCTCAAACCCCACCGAGTCATCACAATAACGATAGATCCCCCCGGCTGTAGGCGCTGTCTTGGGCCTGATGTGTACCACTCGTACACCTTATCGTAGATTTCTGGGTTCGTTGCAGCTAGTGCAGCCTCTTGTTCTGAGTGTGGGTCGTCAATAACCAACAAATCTGCACCCTTACCGGTCACCGCACCACCTACACCAATAGCAAAATACTCACCACCTTTGTTTGTATTCCACCTACCCGCAGCTTTTGAGTCGGCTTGCAGCCCTACACCAGGGAAAATATGTTTATAAGCGTCCTGATCAACAAGGTTTCGCACCTTTCTACCGAAGCCTACGGATAACTCGGCAGTGTGTGCTGTTTGGATTACTTTCTTATGAGGGAACTTTCCTAAAAACCAACTGGGTAAAAGATAAGATGCAAATTCAGATTTGGTGTGGCGGGGTGGCATATTAATAATTAGCCGTTTTGTTTTACCTTCTGCCACTCTTTCAAAAGCCGCAGCCATTCTAAGATGGTGCCTGCCTGATATAAATGTTGGCCAAACTTTTTGCACGTATTTAATAAACTTACTTTGTGCAAGTTCTCGTTCTTTTAATTTTTCAAATAATGCCAACTCAGCATCTAACTTACGCTTTTCCGAATCAGAAAGCTTCGGCATTATTTTCTTTATATCGGTCAAAGATATATTATTCAGCCTGTGCTGCATTATCTTCTTCCGTGCGGTGGATATTAGGAGTTCCTAAATGCGCATCTAAATCATCAAGGGGTATTGCTTCAACATCAACTGTATCTGAATGCAGCAATCTTTTAACTCTTTCGGCAATTGATACTTCAATATCACTTGAGTTTTTATAATGCACAGTTACTTCACTACGTTCAGTGAATATACCAATATCGCTATGCTTGCCTAATAACTCCAAAGCTTTAATTTCAATCTTTGGGTCGCCGCACGTACACAACTCTATAAGCCTGTTTGTAATAAATGTTCTGGCTTGTTGTGCATCATTAATAACTTGGTGGTCGTACTGCGTAAGTATTGCAGCTAGCTTTAATGCAACCCCTGGTTTAGTTACTGTCTTTTGAACACGCTGTGCACCTTTGATTAACTCTTGGGCTTTGTGTTCGTCTTCGGGGCTAAAGTCTAGTGAGCCACCTAACTGCTCAATAAGTGCAGCGGTATTTGCGGCAACAGCAATCTTATCTTTATCCGTTGGAGGTACGTCTGGTTCCAGATCGTAGGGGATGGGATGTTCTGTGCTTGGTTGTACTGTAATCACGGGAATAGGGGCACCGAGATTGAGATGCCCGCAACTGTATATGTAATTTATTTTTTTAGCAAGGAGGTTGGGACTCCTGACGGGGGGTGTTTCCTATAGAAGGGGGTGGGGGTATTACAAAGTTATTTTAGAGTATGGGGGTGGGGGTTGACTGAGCGGAACAGTGTGTAGGGGTTGCCCCTGGTTCCATCTGGTATTGCTAGGGGGATGCGGATAGGGTACGGTCACAGCTCGGAACAATTCGTATTTGAGAATGATTCTTAATCGTACTACATTCTTATCTGTACTAGCTTCTTGAGTAGCCCTAACAATGTTAGGCTACCATTCATCGGTCAATCCGACCGTTCATCGCTTACGACAAACGGTAGAGAAAAGCCGACGAATAGCATTGACTTTTCTATTACTTTGTAGTACATTATGTTCATGGTTAGGTAATACAGAAAGCCTAGTCATGCCCCCCTAACATTGTTAGGGGGTAACCCTCTCAAAGGAGATTCTACCATGTCAATCACTATCCCCGCCGCCCTGGTAGCGGCACGTCAAGCTGAGCTCTCGGCCGTTGAATCGGGCTATGGTGCGCGGATTCAGTACGCCCAAAGCCTTGTGGATAACAGTAACGGAATCCTCTGGTTTACTGACGGCGTGAAAATGCCTGAATTGATCGAGCTCGAAAAGGCCGAGTATTACAAAGGGCTCAAGGCCATTGGATACTCTAATGCTTCCAACGCTTGGCGCATGATTAAAAAGTACGCGCTCGCATACGCGACGGAGATCGGCCTAGTCGAAAAAGAAGAAAAGGCCGAGGGCGGCGAAGGCGAAGGCGGCGAAGCAGAGTCTAGCGGCGACGCAAGGCATACCCGCTCGTTTAGCTTGCGAGTACTTGAAGACGTCGGCGGAATATTCAAAGCCGGACGTCGCCTTGAAAAAGAGGGCACGCTGACTGAAAAGGAGCGGCAGTGCCTTGTGCACCTCGGCAGTGCGCTAACCGCACTCGGGATCGACTTGGCCACACTTAAGTAAACCCAAGGCCCCCGAAGGGGGGCCTAACAATGTTAGGGGCAAAATTATGGATCTGCACGTATTGCCCGCCTATGGGCGGGATTATAAAAGCAAGGCGGCGGCACTGGCCGATTGGCAAGCTGGCAAGGACTTTGTGGACTCGCGCAGTGGGCGCTATCTTAGCAGTCGGGATAGATTTTATGGCTTCCAAGTCTGGATACGTTACGACAAGCTGAGGAAATTAGTTCGGGCGCATTAGTAAGCCCCGCACGTACAAAACCCGCCAATCGGCGGGTTTTTTGTTGCCCTAACATTGTTAGGTGCGGCTTCGCCGCACCAGTTCCCGAAGCGGAGTTAGCTTAAGCCTGGGTCTAACTGATATGCTGCGTGCAGCATATCACTTTTTTGCGCGTTTGTCAAGCGGTTTTTTGCGGGTTTTTGCACCAGTTCCCGAAGCGGCGTTAGCCTAATGTTACGTAACAATACAAAGTTACGTATAATGTTAATAGCGAAAAAAGCGTAAGTGCTTGATTTCTAAAGGGAAAAGTATATTGTTACAATGTTACGCCGAAAAAATAGAGGGTCGGGGGTAAAAGCAGAGCGCGAGCCTTTCCGCAAGTGTTAGTGCCCACTAACCAAAATAAATTTTACCCCCCCTCTCTCTTGAAAACAGCATAACATTGTAACATTATTACTTTAAAATACATATATATATATAACCCCTTGATTTTGCTCATATAAATTTTTACCCCCCTTGCACTTGCTTTGTGACGTTCTGCTTTTTATATTTCTCACAATGTAACATTCCAAACCCCCTTTTTGCTGCCCTAACCCATAACATTGTGATTCACATTGACTTAGCTATAACTTTGTGGTACACTGTTACATAGTGGGTATTCGCCCACTACAAACCCAACGGCGATAAGGAGCCTAACAATGTTAGCCAACATCACAAAGCAATACATAGTAACAACCCTCGGAGTGCCTAAACCCCAAGACGGTGACGAGGACGACTGCACCCTGCTACACCGCGCTCCCTACTTCATACGCATGAGGAGTGCCGAACCCGCAATCATCGAAGAGCGACTCAAAGACGAGATGGACGAGCAACTGAAGAAGTGGAAGAAGTTGCTCAACAACGAAGCCATTCGCGCCATGCACATAACACTGCTCACACAAGAGGACGTAACAACCAAAGAGGCAAGAGTTATTGCCGACTACGACGGACTCACGTTCCGTGTGTGGCCGCACCGAGTGCCGCATCTGTTTGTGCCGGAGGTGATCGATGGAGAATGAGAACACCCCTAACAATGTTAGGGCTACCACCGAATGCCTAGCTTGTGCCGAGCCTGTTGCACCTGCCCGTTGGAAGATTGGCTACCGTGTGTGTTTGGAGTGCGGCGAGAGTCGCGCTGCCCTGGCAAGAAAACATTGGTGCATCGTACCTATGCACAAGAGCAATTACTTCTTGTGCACTGACACAGCAGACTTGAAAGGTATCAACAACAAAGGAGGGATTATCAGATGACTGAGAACAACGAGGAAACAGGCAAGTGGGTGCTGTTGCGCCACAGGAATTATGAGCCGATGGATGTTTACGGATTTTTTAGCAGTGAAAAGGAGGCGATTGACTACGGTATGAAGTATGGGTTCGACCAGATGGGTGACGCGATGGAAGCACACATGGTGCTCAACGCTCACTACCAATACAAGTGGAGGAGGGAGCCGTGGGAATGACTAACATTGTTAGGGGAATGAAATGAATGCTAAAGATGCGGAGTACATACGCAAGTTGTTGGAAGACTTCCACTTCAAAGAAGTGCAGACCGACTTGTGGCAGTGCGGTGAGTTTGTGATTGAGCGCAAGGAAGAACTGATCAGTTCATTGAAGAAGGTATCAGTGGAAAGGTTCTACTTGTCGCAGCATGTGTGCATCCCAAGTATGGATCGGGATGAGGAGGACTATTGGGATTCCATCGAGATGGGTTCGTTTGCTTCGTTGCGTGATGCCATGCGGAAAGCGTTTATGGAAGCAGTCACTCAAGTGTTTCAAGCAAACGACTCAGACGAAGAATTCATTGCATCGATGGATGATGTATTCCGAAGTCTCAAAAAGTGAGAGTTATTGCTTGTGAAGTTACTGCGTGTTAGTGACGTACACGCAGTGTACTCAGATTTATGAATAAAACCCACGCCCTAACAATGTTAGGGCTACGTTACTCACATGCAGTACACCTTGGAGCTTTTGTCAATTTTATGAATTCAGACGAAATGGTTGCATTCGGGATGTTGATCGTTGCGATTGGCACTTTCTTTGTTCTTTTAATTTGGGGGTAATGATGCGTTCTCCGATAGCAAGAGTGGCGAGGCTACGTTCATACGACGAAGCCTTAAAGTTTATGCAAAAGACTGCACAAACAAGAGGTACAAACTACGTACCGCTCGGTGATAGGCGATACCACGCCGACTACAACGTCGAAAGAGTGGTGACTGCCGACTCGGACAAGATTGTGGTGAATCTGTTTAATCAACCCTTTATTGAGTTCGTCAAGGGTACGGATGTAGTCACAGTTAACCCGAAGGGATGGGGGATACACACTGCGTCTTGCGACATGCTGAGCACGATGCTGGCGTTGAAGTGCAGTCCGGCGACCAAGGGTAAGTTTGTGCTGTATGTCAATGCGGTGGAGGAAGGCAAAAACTTATTTAGTCAGAAGGTTGTGCTGCCTTCGAGGTCTAAGTTTTGCCTTGTGCCGTCACTTGGCAATTGGAACCTGCTCGAAAAGCCTGTGATGTTTACGCACCACATAAACAAACGGGAGACTAACATTGTTAGGGAGTCAACGCGCAAGTTCAGAGAGCATATCGAGCTGATGCTCAAGTTGCGGGATACGTTGCATATCGAAGAGGGGATGAGGGGGTTTGGCAGTAGAGACTTCCCCATATACCTATTTCGCAGAGATGAGTTCGAGCATACCTTTGGGCTGCATCCCGAGAACCCAAAGTATACGGCAGTAGGTGGATGGTCGATTCTTTTGCGTAAGCCTACGAGTTCGCAATCATTAGGTACGTTAGTACACAAAGCCTTTCCAATTGGGATGCGTTCGTTCGTAGGACTTGAGAAGCACATGACCGAGTGGGAGTTTTACAGGAGCAGATCGCAAGAGTTCATGCAGATGGTTACGGGCGATGACCCTGAGAAGTATTACAAGGCACTACTCATACTTGCGTTTTGTACAGCACAAGGGAACTTCAAAAACCTAGCGAAAGGGTACGAGCGCGACACAATGCCAGCTTCACTAATCAGTATGCTCGAAACATTCGATGAAATTATCTTGAAAGCAAACAGCAACAAGTGCTTCCGTATCGTTGAAGCGGAGCAAGGGGTTGTGCCGACGGATAAATACGAAAGCTATGTCTTTTGGGGTGACTAAGTGGTACGCACTTGACTTAGCTATAACATTGTAGTATAATATGTACTGTAGTAAAAGAGTGTTTGTTCGTAGCGGGCCTAACAATGTTAGGTCTAATTCAATCATCAGAGGATCAGAAAATGTCAGAGTTAAACTTTGGTAAAACAGTGTCGCTCAAGCAAGCGGCGAATCTCATCATCACAAACCCCGACGTTGTGTTCATGCTCAGGGGTGAGCCTGGAATCGGCAAGAGTTCCATGCTTCAGTACATAGCCGACGCGGTTGGTTGCGATTGTGCATACATTGATGTACCTAACATGGACTTGGGCGATATTGCGATGCCCGTTATTGACCATGCGACCAAGACGACTCGGTACTATCCCAACGCTCGGTTCAAGTTCCACGAGGGCAAGCCTGTAGCGATCATGCTCGATGAGTTCTCGAAAGGTGCCGAGCCTGTTAAGAATATGTTGCATCCGCTCTTCGAGAAGGCGAACCCAAGGCTTGGTGATTTACCGCGCCCCCAAGGTTCCTACTGCTTTCTTACGGGCAACTTGAGCACTGATGGTGTTGGCGATAACTTGAAAGCGCACAGTTGGAATCGTATTGTGCCTATCGTAGTACGCAAGCCTAGCTCCGAGGAGTGGATCGAGTGGGCGATCAACAGCACAAAGCAGATTGCCCCTGAGATTATTGCTTGGGTGCATCAGTTTCCGCATTGCATGGCTTCGTACCTTGATGGGGATCAGAAGGAGAACCCCTACATCTTCAACCCGAAGAACACTCAACGTGCGTTCGTATCCCCACGCTCGCTTGAGACTGCCTCTAACATTGTTAGGACTCGATCCAAGAATGACACCGAGGCAGTCATTGCGGCGTTGTCGGGTGCAGTCGGTGAAGCGGCGGCGCGAGACATGCAAGCGTACATCGAGTTCTCCGATCAGCTACCAACGTGGGAGCAAACTACCAAAGAACCTAAGACTGCGCGTGTGCCGGATAGCGCAGGGGCGTGTGCCATTGTGGTGTTCGGTGGTATCGCTAGGGTTACTAAGGAAACCATAAAGCCTTTCATGGACTACATCGAGCGGTTCGAGGCTGAGTGGCAAGCAGTATTCGCTGTGAACATTGCACGTACACCGAGCAAGCAAGCGATTGCATTCGGGTCGGAGAAGTTCGCGGCGTGGGTTGCTAAGAACCAAGACTTGCTGTGATTAAACCTAACATTGTTAGAGGACAATATGGACGCAGAACGTAAACTCAAGAAAGTAAAAATCTCCATCATGCGTAACCCGAAGTTCGCACTTTGGCAAGGCGTATTGATGATTGGTAAAACAAAGGTAGCCGACGATGTTGCATCGGCACAGACTAACGGGCGTGACGAGATCTACGGACGGGCGTTCGTAGACAGCTTGACTGAATCCGAGCTTGCCTTCGTTGTACTTCACGAGGCATTGCACAAAGCACTGCGACACTTTTCAACGTGGAGAAAACTCAGCGAAGAGAATCACTTGCTATGCAATGCCGCTTGCGACTACGTCATTAACCTCATGCTCTTCGACTTGGACAAGCAAGAGCAAACGATCCGTATGCCGAGGTACAAGGACGGGCCGAAGAAGGGGGAACGGCTTGGGCTCATTGATGAGAAGTACAGAGGCATGAATACCAAGCAAGTCTTCGACTTACTTAAGAAGGAGTACGAAGATGGCGGCGGTGGAAGTGGTGGTGATCGGTTCGATGAGCATGATTGGGACGGATTCAATGGACTAACCGACGAGCAAAAGCGCGAGCTTGAGCGCGAGGTCGATGCTGCAATTAGGCAAGGACAGATAGCCGCGCAGAAAGTAGCGGGTAAGGGTTCACTCGGAATGCCAAGAGAGTTGGCCGACTTGCTCGAAGCCAAGATCGATTGGCGCGAGGAGTTGCGCGAGTTCATCAAAGCGTTTTGTTTTGCAAAAGACAAGAGCAGTTGGCGTAGACCAAACCGTCGATTCATTTCTCAGGACGTTTACTTACCTACGTTGATAGGTGAGAAGGTTGGGCATTTGGTGTTCGGCGCTGATATGTCAGGAAGTATCGTTGATGAGTTGGCTATGTTCTTTTCAGAGATTCGCTATATCTCAGAAGAGATAATGCCCGAGAAGGTTGATTTGATTTATTGGGACTGCGAAGTCACGGGACATGAGGAGTATGACAGTGCGACTGTGCCTAACATTGTTAGCTCGACACAACCAAAGGGTGGAGGCGGCACTGCACCAAGCTGTGTTAGTCGCTACCTCAAAGACAAAAAGATTGTACCGGACTGCATCATCATGTTCACTGACGGATACGTTGGTAGCGATTGGGGCTCAGATTGGGAGGCTCCGATCCTATGGGTCATTGTGGGTAACAAGAAAGCACAAGCTGCACACGGTAAAACCATACATATTTGATACGGGGGTAAGCATGGTTGTTATAAGTCTTAGCTATCACACAACACTTGCTATGTCTAAAGAAGATGCAATGGCTTTAGCTGGCATCTTTGAGCGGGCCTACAAGTGGGAAGAGAAGTGGATTTCCAAAGCAGATTCGGAAACAGGGGAGGCGCATTACTTGTACTATGCGTACCCCCAAGAGGATATGCCGACCATGAAGATTGTGCATGATCGCGTATATGAGATGGCAAAGTTGGCTGGCAAGCCTATCAGTAAATCTTAACCTAACATTGTTAGAGGAAAATCAAATGAGTATTAGCGCATCAGCAGTATTGGTCGAACTGAATATCAGTGTGTGGCCTGCTACGATCAAAGACAGCAAAGTCAGCGATCAAATCACGAGTGCTGCATCAGCGATTGCCGACGCAGGACAATTTCGCAAGAACTTGTTTGCGGGTACGTCCTTACGCAAGGACATTGAGAACTACGCAGCTCGCGCTCGCTTGTACAACAACCAACGCACAATGCCTTGGGCCGACAAAGGCGAGCGGTTGTTGCCGACTAAGTTGTTCATGGATTACAAGATCAGCATGAACACGTTTCAGCATACCTTCGATAGTATGTGCAACACGTTCTTTCAGAACTACGCAGTGCTTATTCAACAAGCACAAACTAACTTAGTAGGACTGTTCAACCCTGACGACTATCCCCCTCTTGATGAGGTGAAGGAGAAGTTTGCGTTCAATCTAACGATCAAGCCTGTGCCTGAGTCGGGAGACTTTCGCTTGGACATTCCTGCTACGGACTTAGAGGAGATCAAGCAATCGTTTGAGAACCAACAAGCTGAGAAGATGGCAGAGGCTATGCGTACGCCGTGGGAGCGGTTGCATACAGTGCTCACTGCAATGTCAACTAAGTTGGCTAAGGGTAGGGACGAAAAAGCAAACATGCGTTGGCATGACTCATTCATTACCAACCCGTTGGAGCTGTGCCAATTGCTTACTGCTATGAACATAACCAACGATCCCAAATTGGAGGAAGCAAGACAGCAACTGGAGCTAACAATGTTAGGCACAAATCTCAACTCGCTGAAAGAAGACGTACATGCGCGTGAAGATTTGAAATCAAAAGTCGATGGCATCCTTGGCAAATTTTCTTGGTAAGAGGTAAGTATGGAACAGCACGAAATCCTTTCTAATCGGTCGCTTGCTAACCAAGCGATGTTGCAATCCAACGTACGACTTGTGGGTGTTGACGTAGTAGATAAGCAAACCCTTGAGTTTGAATTTGCTGGAATGCTTGCCGATGTTGCATGGCCTTTGGTTACGAAGTTCCCTCATATCGAGTGGGTAGTACAGGCGCGAAAGCTAATTAATTCTCATAGGTACAGAGTTGTAGAGTTTGAAGCACTCAAGGAGGGTAGATTAGTTGGTAAGGTCAGCACAGTTTACTCTCGCGCATACGGCTCGGCGTTTGCGTTGTACAGCGAAACCATAAGTGAAGAGCGGGAGCGTGGCAGCTTTCTACGTACACAGAAGCATGACGTTGTGCTGGCTACGGTCAGGAAGAAGTTTAACCCTCGCTCTGTACAGAAAATGTTTCAAGAGGCAGAAAAATCTGTTTTTAACATACTAGGTACTTACACTTGGACAGCGGAGCGTGAGAGGAGAGATGCCAAGAGTTCTATGGTTGACGATCTATTTACACGCATGGAGGCAAACCCACAGATTGCCGACCATATTGCTCCGTTTATTAGAGCGTCGGACATGCTCAAGTATGAACAAGCATGTTTTGATATGCGTAGCATTGAGGACTTGCGTGAGATGGTTCAAACCTCAAACAAGCGCACTGCCTTGGTGTTACTTGACAAGGGAGGTTATATTGTACGTGCTGACCAACAAGTCGCAATCTACAACGACGAGACACTGCCGATGGAGATGCGTAAATCTTTAGGCTTACTTAAGCTGATACAGAACGACGAGCAGTTTGTTCCTGATGTTGGCGTACGAGTAAACGACCATACCTTTTTAGTTCTAGTGGATGAAGCCTAACATTGTTAGGCTACTTGACAACACGGAGATAATGATGAGCGTTAAGACTACTTCAGAATCTACAAACGTGTTGGCTACCTTTGTTCGGGAATGGGAGAGGCTAGGGCAGCTCCCACCTTGGAAAGACCCCAAGGTTTTAACCGAGCGTCAAAGGATAGCCGACTTGGATTTACAACGAATAGCTGACAGGCTTGAGACTGAATATGGACGAGTCTAAGCCAAAGCGAAAGGGTCGGGGGAAAGCTAAGAAGCCCTCCATGATAGGCACAAGCATACGGTTACCTTTGTATGTGCTTGAATGGTTCATCTTAAATCACCCCTATGACAAGCAGTCTGCAATGAGAGCAGTTTTAATTAAACATATTGAGGATAGCAATCATGGCAAAAGCCAAATCCAGAGCAGCACAGATTAGAAAGTATCTTGAGAAGAATCCGTACGTTAAGGCTAGTGACGTAGCTAAACATCTTGGTGTACCGGCACACGCTGTGTACAACGTGCGTTGGGCGATGAAGCAAGAAGTGCCTGTAGAAGTTGCTGCCCCCGTCGAGGTCAACACCGAAGAAGTCAACACCGAAGAAGTTAGCGCCCAAGTCTCTGGCACTGCACGAGTTAACACAGCACAAATAGACATGGTGGATTGGTTCGTTAACAAGTTTGGGTTGGACTACAACTTAGGCAATGCAGTTAAGTACATAGCTTTTAACGACATTGCAATGGCTAAAAGATATTTAGAACGAGCCGCATAGCCGATACAAACTCTGACCCTAACATTGTTAGGCTTGACCGCACCCCACAAAGGTGCGGTTTTTTTGTTTTTGACATTGTCAAAAGTTATGATACAATTCAATTTTTAGTGGAGGCTTGCATGGAAACTGCTCAAGTAAATCTTAGACAGGAATATAGTTACAACGACATGGGTAGCGAGCTGTTATGTCCTAAATGCAACGAAGCGTACCTACACCAACGCAACGTGACGGTGTTCCACCGATCAGAAGACCATGATAAAACGATTGTGATGCAGCAGTGTGGGGAAGACATGGTTGTTACACCTTTCCCATCCAGAGATACGTGTAACCCTAGCCCTAGAAGACAGGGACTTTTACTTGAGTTTGAATGCGAGCACTGCCACTACAGACATATAGATGACGAAGATGACGCGCCACCTAGAAAACCGTTGCATCGACTAGCTATATACCAACACAAAGGCACTACTTACTTGGAGTGGCAACTTGGCTAAAACACCTGAAGCAAAAGTTAAGGACAAAATAAAAAAGATACTGAAAGACAACGGCGTGTACTACGTCATGCCGATTGGCTCGGGCTACGGCAAGGGGGGAGTGCCCGACTTTGTTTGTTGCTACAAGGGGTTCTTTATCGGTATTGAAGCAAAGACAGTCGGCAACTTGCCTACGCTTTTGCAACATATCAACTTAACAGAAATCATAAACGCTGGTGGCGTGTGCGTAGTGATTAACGAAAACAATTTAGATTCTATTAACGGGTGGCTAAGACTACTGGATGCTAAAGCACAATGAACATCATCACTATAGACTTTGAAACGTACTACGACAAGGACTACAGCTTGTCGAAGATGACTACGGAAGAATACATTAGGGACGAACGCTTTGAAGTGATTGGCGTATCAGTAAAGGTAGCTGATGCCGAGCCTGTCTGGTTCAGCGGGGGGACAGAAGAATCGCACCAGTTCCTGAAAAGCTTTAGCTTAGAGAAGCACTTGGTGCTAGCCCACAACGCAATGTTCGACGGAGCCATCCTTTCTTGGGTGTACGGAATTAAGCCAAAGGCATTCCTTGACACACTGTGCATGGGCCGAGCCTTGCATGGGACGGAAGTCGGAGGTAGCCTTGCGGTGCTAGCTTCCCATTACGGGGTTGGCAAAAAAGGCGACGAGGTAGTTCATGCGCTCGGCAAACACAGACTTGATTTTGATCCTGTTGATCTTGATCGGTACGGTGCTTATTGCTCCAACGACGTTGCTCTTACTTACGATCTGTTTCGGTTAATGAGTGAAGGCTTTCCTTGGTCGGAGCTTAAGCTTATTGATGTAACTCTAAAGATGTTTACCGACCCTGTGTTGTTACTGGATCGGCACATACTTCTAAACATTTTAGATTCCGCTAAAAAAGCAAAAGCTTCACTGCTTGAGGCTGCGGGTTACTCACGCGAAGACTTGATGAGTAATGATCGACTAGCTAACGTGCTTCGAGAACACGCTGTCAACCCACCAACAAAAATCAGCCCAACCACAGGCAAAGAGACCTATGCGTTTGCAAAGAACGACGAAGAGTTTTTGGAGTTGCAAGAACATCCATCGATTGCCGTACAGACTATCGTTACCGCTAGGCTTGGCGTTAAGTCTACGTTAACTGAGACAAGAACCGAACGGCTGCTTGGTATTGCAAGCCGTGGCAAGTTGCCCGTACCCCTACGATACTACGCCGCACACACAGGGCGTTGGGGTGGTGATGACAAACTGAATCTGCAAAATCTTCCAAGAGGCTCGACGCTTAAACACGCAATCATGGCGCCACCTGGGTACGTCATTATTGACTCTGACTCTTCACAGATTGAAGCCCGCACCTTGGCATGGCTTGCCGAACAGAACGACTTGGTGTCAGCTTTTGAAAAAGGCGAAGATGTTTACAGCATCATGGCCTCGGCTATCTATAGCAAACCTGTTGAAGACATAACGAAAGACGAACGGTTTGTGGGTAAGACCACGATCCTTGGTTCAGGTTACGGCATGGGCGCAGCGAAGTTCCAAAAGCAATTACAAAACTTTAGCGTAGCCATTGAGCTGAATGAAGCCAAGCGCATTATTGATACGTACAGAACGACTTACGATTGGATACCCAACCTTTGGAATCAAGCAAACCGCGCACTGGATGCCATGTATGCCGACATGAGTGAACAGCTAGGCCGAGTGGGTGTGCTTCAGGTTGAGGGGCGCAAGGGCATACGACTGCCAAACGGGTTGTATTTGAAGTACCCCAACTTGCGTAAGACTAACGACGGTTATGTGTACGACACAAAGAAAGGCAAAGCGATGATTCCTACCAAGATATACGGGGGCAAGCTAGTTGAGAACGTGTGCCAAGCGTTAGCTCGAATCATTATTGGTGAGCAGATGCTAATCATTGCCAAGAAGTACCGAGTGGTCATGACTGTGCATGATGCGATTGCATGTGTAGTGCCAAAATCTGAAGCTGAGACTGCTAAAGAATTCGTAGAGATATGTATGCGGTTGCGTCCTGATTGGGCTCTTGATTTGCCGTTGAACTGCGAAGCAGGATACGGTGTTACTTATGGAAGTTGTTAAATGGAGAATGTTATGGAAGATATAAGCGCACATCTTCAACGCGCTCACTTGGAACTAAAGAAGTGTTACGACAACGTCAATGACAACAACAAGAAAGATGCACTGGCTAGCGCGGAGGAAGCCCTCTTCCACGTACGTTGCTGCATCCTTTGGCTAAAGGAGAGACTTGATGCACCTAACTAAAGAAGAACAAAAAGCTTTGGCTTTTGTTAAAGGTAAGGGGACACCTGTTAGTTCAAAGGAATACGGTGCTCACTTGAAAAAAGATTCTAAAGCAGCGAGCAAGATTTTTGGTTCGTTAATTAAAAAGGGTAAGTTAGAGTCTTTCCAACAGACAGATGCCGACGGTATTACTCGTTACTATTACTTTGTTCCTGGCACGAAAGCAGTTGAAACGAAAGAACCAAAGCCTGTTGTAGAACCAAAGCCAAGCCCACTTAAAGATGTATACGACGAAAACCACTACGAACATAACATGAAGCTACTGGCTAAATCGTTTTTTAACTACATTGAAAAAGATCTTAAGCTCAAAGTAGCAGTGGCCCCTGCGCCTAAAGAAAAAGAAAATAAAGACCCAGACGCTCCAAAGTTAAGTAAAGAAGAGAAGAGGGAGTTAGAGCAACGAAAAAAGATCGAGCGCGATAGTGTAGCAAGGCGGGAGCACTTACGCGCTATGTTGAACACTTGGTTTCCCGCATGGGCGCACATTCAAAGTTTGCGCTTTACCAATCCTACAGGACGAGCAAGAACACACGCAGAACTTCAACACGCATTACAAACGGGGGTCTTATGACTAGGGAAGAACTGCGTGACGAGTTTGCCAAAGCTGCCATCACAGGAATCTTAGCGGGGAAGTGGGGGCAGATGCCCCACCGCAAAGCCGAAGACGCATTTGCTGAGTTTGCCTATGTGATAGCGGATGCAATGTTAAAAGTTAAAGAAAGAGAACAGCATGGACAACCCTAAAGTTTTAGTAGCAACACCCATGTACGGCGGTATGTGTACAGGTGCATATACGCAGTCGGCAACGCAACTACCTAACTTCGCTAAAGCATACAACGTCGGGGTGTCGTTTGGTTTTATGTTTAACAACAGCCTGATTCCCCATGCACGTAACTTATTAGCAGATACGTTTCTTAGGCATGACTTCACGCACTTGTTTTTCATCGACGCTGACATTGAGTTCAAACCTTCAGACTTCTTATCGTTGATTGCTGCTAATAAACCTGTGATAGCAGGGGTGTATCCACAGAAGAAAATCAATTGGGAGATGGTGCACAAAGCTGCAACGTCAGGTGAACCCCCTGAGAAGTTAGCCGAGTACAGCGGGACGTTGATTGTGCAGTTTCTTGAACGGGCAGAAGAGCAGGTGGTTCCACTGACTGAACCCTTTCCTGTTAAGGCAGCAGGTACAGGGTTTATGTGTATCAAGCGCGAGGTATTGGAAGAGCTAGCACCACACGTTAATAAGTTCAGGGAGATTGATGTCGATGGAGATCGGTTAGTGCACGAGTTCTTCTTTACACGCAACGACCCTAACGAGACTCAAATGTCAGAAGATGTAGCGTTTTGTTGGCTGTGTCGCAAGCACGGTATTCCTATTTTCATAGCGCCGTGGGTCAAGCTTGGGCATATGGGTACGTACACGTTCCGAGGCACACCCGTCATCATTGATGTGAAGGTAGATAAAGATGCAGTATGAATTTACAAACGATTGGTTTGGCACAACCGGACGCTATATCTGGGATGCCATGCTGCCTAAGTTCAACCCTAAAAATATATTAGAGATAGGTTCTTTTGAGGGGCGTAGTGCGTGTTACTTCATTGATAAACTAGCTAAAAAAGGTAAACCAATTGAGCTGCATTGTGTGGATCACTGGAGAGGCGGCGCCGACCACGAAGGTATAGACATGGCTGCTGTCAAAGACAGATTTTATAGCAATATTGATATAGCTACAGTAAACGCCAGAGCTAGGGATGCAACCGCTATCGTACAGGTATACAACAACACTAGCGAAGACCAACTATGTGAGTTCTTTCCTGCATACCACGACTACTTTGATTTTATTTATATCGATGGCTCACACCAAGCTGCGGATGTTTTAAGTGACGCAGTGAATGCGTTTAGGTTGCTACGTCCGGGCGGCATCATGTGCTTTGATGATTACCTATGGAGTTGGGGAGATGGCAGACCACATAACCCACTTGATACACCGAAGGCAGCAATCGATGCGTTCACAATGATTTATGCACAAAAGCTACAAGTATTAGCACTACCACCTACGCAACTATTTATTGAAAAACTCAAAGGCAAAAAATGAATATCAAACCAGAACCTAAAGCAGAAACCGATTTGCAACCTATTTTTCGTTTGGATGGCATGGTGTACTACCCACATTATGTTGATCCTGTATGGGTACGACCGGGGGCGTTTGTCAAAGTTTATAACCAGCAACGTAAGATCAACGAATTCAAAGAAGATAAAGCGCTGCGTCTATCAGCGTCGGAGTTATTTGCTCGCAAGGCTCTTTTGGATACTGAAATGCTTTGGCCTCGCCTGTGGACAAAGGGTTGGCAACATTGGTTAAAGGGCTAAGCGATGGAAGATACTTTGATATGGGGGTTTGGGTTCTTGGTCGGCTTCATGCTCGGTGTGATCAGAGGCAGACATAGCATCGTGCGCGAAGCACAAGCGTTAGTGGCTGAAGCCATTATGCAAATTAGAAAGGGGCACAAGGTATGAATGACAACGTCAACCACCCAAAACATTACACGAGTCACCCGTCAGGAGTGGAGGCTATTGAGATTACTGAACACTTCAATTTCAATAAAGGTAACGCTATTAAATATATCTGGCGCAGTGCGGACAAAGGCAAAGAGGTCGAAGACCTACGCAAGGCTCGGTGGTATATCGACCGTGAGATTGCACGGATACTGAACAACAAAGATGAGCCTCCCTTCATGAAGAGGAGTGACGAATGAGTCCTGACTATAAGTTCGCCATGCTTGCCGCATGGCTTGAGGGCTACGCTGAAGGTTTGCCAGATTACTGCACAACAGAGAAGTTCAAAATAAAGGAGGCAGCAGAACTGCTGATGGAAGTGTACGAGCAGCGTACCAAAGGCAATGACAGTTGGAGAGGTAGAGAAGGGGATAGAGCATGAGCCGTGAAGCTATGAAGCTGGCGCTTGAGGCGTTGGTACAACTGGATGGCATAGACACAGAAACAGAGTGCGTGACAATTGACGTTGACGACGTAATCACCGCCCTGCGCCAAGCACTGGAGACAGAGCCGTTTGAATACTGGAACGCAGTTGAAGGGTGGGTAAAAATTGATGAGGTGCGTGAGCATTTCGATGCTGTAGGGTGTGGAACCATTTACAAGTCTGCTGGCGAAGGTCGATCACCTCTTTACACCGCACCACCAAAGCAATGGGTTGGGCTGACGGATGAGGAGGTGTCAGAAATTATTGATCGGGAGATTGGGTTTAACAGTTGTTGGGGTCCGGAAGAAAAGTTTGCCCGAGCAATTGAGCAAGCCTTGAAGGAGAAGAACACATGAGCGAAAACAAAAACGCAAAGACACCAGCAGACGGAGAGCCTTTGCCCATAGCAACAAGCGCCATGACGCTAGAGCAAACACGACAGTGGATTGCCGACACATGGAAAAGGTGTCAGGACGAAGTTTGGCGGGAGCCAACCACGCCATCCGTGGTGGTGTACCTAACCGCTGGTAGCTACAGTCTTG